GAGAAGCCCGCCGAAAACAAGCAGACGGACGATAACGGCATGGCAGAGAAGACATCGGTAATAAACAAACAAACCGCATAAAAATGCGGTTTGAAAGAAATATGGTCGAGGTGACAAGATTTGAACTTGCGACCTCTGCGTCCCGAACGCACAAGCAAAATGCTTACAAACGGCTTTACTATGCGAAATACAAATTTTCTGACACCCCCATTTGACACCCCCACTTATTAACTTATACTCTCAAGGTACTCGTCCAGCTTTGATATACTCTTACGCTTGTACTTCTCGTCCAGGTGCGTATATATAGACATAGTAGTCGATATATCAGCATGCCCGGCTTGCTCTTTTGCTGTGAGCACATCCACACCCGCCATATATAGCATGGTGATAAAAGTGTGCCTAAGCCAGTGCGGAGTGATACGAGGTATCAAAAACGGCTTTTCTACAGGTGCGTGCTTCGCCGGGCGTTTCCCGCCTGTCTGCATACAACCGGACCAGTCGCCGTATTTTATGTTTAGATCTGCGAGATAACTATCCCACAGTCTGCGCCACGCTGTATCGGTCATCGGTGTGCCTTTTACTGTCGGGCATACCAGACCGAGAGGATCGTGCGGTGTGCTCTGCAGGTAGCTGATCAGCTTGCGAGGGATATACACGGTCCTTGTGGCCGCATCTGTTTTACCGCCCTGCTTTATGTGTGGCAAGCCTTTTATTAACTCCACAGACTTTGTGACCGATATAGTACCTTCTTCAAGATTGATGTCCTGCCAAGTCAGAGCAAGCAGCTCACCTCTGCGCAGGCCAGCATACATCATGATCATGGCGGCCGTCTGAGCTCTGTGGGGAGTATCGGTTATCCAGGACTGTTCTTCTTCCGTCAGAGCTCGGCGGGTAGACGATTCCGCAGATTTCGGTATCTTGACCGCTTCGGCGCAGTCATAGTCGAGTACACGGTTTTGTATTGCAAGCTTTATGATCTGACTTGCCGTGTTGCGTATCTCGATAAGTGTTTTCTTTGCATACGGTTTTCCGGTACGCTCTGACGGCTCTGTGGCGCAGTCGATTATAATGTCCTGGATGTCTGTAGCTTTGATTTTCGAGATGTTCATCGAGTACAGCGGTTCAAGGTTTTTGTACCGAGCGCAGTAAGTGACATATCTTCCTGCCGATACTTCTATTTTTTTTAGCTTTAGCCATTTCTCGCCCCAGTAGCCGAAAGTATCACGGTCGGCCGTGAGGTCAAGACCTTTATTCAGTTTTGTTTTCAGCTCCTGTACTTTCAGCTCAAGCTCTTTTGCGTTTGTAGCGTACACATACTTATACTTTTTCTTGCCGTTCTTGGTGCCGATGTACACCTTAGACTGCAAACGCCCGTCATCACGGGCTTTGTTTTTTATCCGTGCCATTTTGACCTCCTATGTACCCGCCTTTAGTGACGGGTATTTTCCTTTATAAATGGCTTAAATTGTTCGTAGACTTTTCTTTCAAGCGGAGATTTCAAAAAGTTGTTCTTCTGGTACAGCTTCTTCATTCTTTCCGCTCTGTAGCTTGCCGCTTGTACTGACATATTGCACAGCCCCGCTATCTCGTCTGCAGTATGCAGATCAAGCGCCCAAAGGACACACGCAGGAGCAAGAAGACGAGCGGCAAAAGTGTCCGCTTCTATCTCCTCGTCCGACTTTATGCTTTGGCGTCTGCGGTTTAACTGCGAAACATCTGTGCCAAGATGCCCAAGCAGATAGTGTCCGAGCTCGTGAGCTATCGTGTATCTCCTGCGCTGTATAGGGTGTCTGTCGTTGACGATTATGCGTATCGTATTGCTGACGCACACAATCCTTCCGCTTTCGTCCTCACGGAGAAGCTTTACGTCGCTGTCGTTGACTATACCTATGCCGTAGTGCGTACATATTTCACCGAGTGGTGTAGGCAGAGTACGAACATTGCATTCTATCAGGCACTTCCAGCAGGTGTCCCTGACAATGTTGTATTGTTTAATTTCCATAGATTTATCACCTCATGTCTATTATGCGACATGAGGTGATTTTTAATCAATGGCTTTAGTAATCGTTGTTTTTTGTTTCCGCATTTAACAACTGAGTTACTTTTTTGTTTGGCAATTCTACTGTTCCCGGGGCATCTCCGTCACGAGCCGCCGTATATGCCGTTGTAGTGTCTAACTTCTGACGTTTCTTTGCCGCTTCTGCAAGCTCTTTGATAGCATCGAGAATTATCGCTCTTACATCGTCAGGGAAGCTTGCAAATCGTTCCATAACGCTTTTCTGATCTTCGGGCAATGGTAGCATATCAAAAGGGTCAGTCGCAGGCTCACGGCCGAGCAAGTAATCTGTAGTTACATGGTAAAAGTCGGCGATTTTTATAAGTGCTGGCACACCAACACCTCTTTCGCCCGATTCGTATTTTTTGTATACGCCGAGCGAAATTTCACAGCTGTCGGCTACTTGCTGAGCAGTTAGATTTCGTTGCTTGCGTAAAGATTTAAGTTTGTCTTTTAATTCCACGTTATCTCACCTCCTATCTGCCTTATTTATTGTACCACAATTGTTACCTAAAATCAAGTGCAAATTAACCTATAGATAACATTTGTTGCATTTGTACAAAACTATAAGCCTACATTTGTTAACTCTTACAAAAGTGCACAAAGGTGGCACAACTGTGTTGACAAAGGGCATCAAAAGTGGTATTATTGTCTTGCAAGGAAACCACAAATGTGGTCGAAAGCAGAAAGCGAGGTGAACAAAATGAAGCCGCTGACGATAAACGTTGACACAAGCGCCCTTGACGAGGCAGAAGAAAAAATTATCCGCTTACTCTCTTTACTTAAAGAAGTAAAGGAGATCATCGGCTCGCTTAAGGTAGAAGATTAAATCATAAGCTGTCGCTCACAGTACAGTTCGCAACCTTTATCAAGCATTTCTTGGAAAGTAGAAAACTTTGTGTGGCTTGCAACTTTTGCATTGATTTCATCATCAGGTATTGCTTCAAACTCTTCCTGAGAGAAATCCGCATAGCCGAAATTGTCAAGCATTTCGTCAAGCGTTGCGAAATCAGTATACTGTGACATAAACTCGGAAGTAAACATTTCAGAAAATTTGATTGATGTTTTTTCCGAAAGCTTATCAAGACGTTCTTCAAATTTGGCGATTTCCTTTTGAAACTCGTCGATACCGGTTATCTCAAACATATAATCACCTCCCTTCAAGGTGATTATACCACAGCAAGAAAATAATGTAAAGGAGGTATAAATATGCCTAAAAACGAGGACGTAAAAATCGCAACAGAGCTTTACGAGAAGCTCCCGGAGCACGAGAAAAAACTCGCCGCCGCACTGATAAATGCGACAGCGGCACAGCTGCTTGCCATATCAATGGCATACGGCGATAAGGTAAAGGATAAGACAGCGTAAGACGCAAGAAAAAAAGAGGTACACAATGGCAAGCATTAAGACGCAAGTACGCAACTGGGACTTCTTGCCCGTGATGCTGTCGCAGGAGTATCTTGCAGGGCTTATGGGTATCACGATACCCGAAGTCACAAGGTACTGCAGACTGGGCAAGATACCCGGTGCAAAGAAGGTAGGAAAGTACTGGTTTGTCGATAAATCGGTGCTAAGGAATTACATGGAGGGTTAAACCAATGGCAAAGAAAATCTACAGCGTAGAAATAGACACCAGCGCCTACGCCTACGAAATATTCCATGCAGACACACTCGCTGAGTGTGAAGAATTCATCAAATGTCGGGGTCTTCTTGAAGATGAAGATGTCGGCGATGTCAGAGTAGCGCTGCTATCTATGCAGGACGATGGAGAAATGAAATGCTTAAAAGAGTACAAGTGTGAAAAAGCATACAAGGTTGATGAAAAGCAGAGAGCTGTACCAATCATCGTATATAGCGAGGTGACCGCATGATGAAGAAACAAGTTATCCTGTACATACTTGCAAGGGCAGTACAGGTAATTGTAACGGCTCTTGCATGCAACATAACGGCTCTGCTGTTTATGGATGCAGCATACCAAGAGCGTGGATACCTTGCTGTCGGCGGCGAAATGCTCCCCGTTGCAATAGTCGCTGTTGCGGTGTGGTGTCTGATGGGACTGCTCCTCAAAGAGTGGTATAAGGGCGCACTGGCAATGTTACGGCTCAGGAAGGAGCACAACGATGGCAAATAAACTGTTACCGTGCATCTGCGGTGGCATCGGTATTACAATTGAAGCAAAACCGCTTGAGGAAGAGCTTGAACGATGGGAAAGACACGGTTTAAGACCGAGGACACGTTATGCAGTTCGCTGTGACAAATGCGGAAAACAGACAAAGCCGTACACCCTAAAAACACCTGCGTGGAAAGAGTGGAACAGACTTAACCGTGAAAAGTGCAAGTTCAAGCTGTTTAACAGCAAGCAAAAAGCTATGGTAATGCGGCGCATAACAGCGATGCTAAAAGACGCTCGTGATGAATGTCCAAACGATGAAACGATAAAGGGATATGCCGAAGATTTATACAACGACATCCTTGTCGCCGCCGAGAAAGGAGCAAGCGATGCCCGAAAAGCTGATAAAAAGTAAGCAACGTGTAAAAGACTTTGCGGAAGTTTTTACGCCAAAGCATATAGTCAAGGACATGTGCAATCTTGTCCCCGAAGAAATGTGGATAAGCGTTGATACAACGTTCCTTGAACCCGCCTGCGGTACGGGAAATTTTCTCGCCGAAATTCTTGAGCGAAAATTCAAGCTCTGTCAGAGTTGGGAAGACGGCCTGCGAGCCTTGAAAAGCGTTTACGGTATGGATATACAGCAGGACAATGTCGAGGAAACGAAGCAGCGGCTGTTTGACATGTATATCAAGCAGTACCCAAAGTCGCCGGCTGTATCGGGGCTGATAGCAGCGCAGATACTTGAAAACAACATCGTATGCGGTGATTTTATCAAGGAGTGGAAAGATGAGCGATCTGGAAGAAGTCGTAGCAGAAGCAAGAAAACACGGAATGTCGTACGGTAAGTACGTTGATAAGCTAAAGCAGGAGGGACAAATGACACAGGAACTTAAAGAGCAGATCATAGCAGACTACGAAAGCGGTCTGAGTGCTAATGAGATAGCGAAGAAGCACAAGATCAATCCGACAACAACCCAAAACAACATATCAAACTGGAGGGAAAAAGGCTTGATCAAGTCTGTTCCGGTAGCAGAACCGAAGAAGCCGGCAGAAAACCACGAGCATATCCCTGCACCTGTTGGTAACATTGATATGTCGGCAATAGCAAGGCTTGAAAAGTTACAGCGCCTTGTCAGAGTATTTGGCGATGCAAAGATTGACGGTGTTTTTGCAGACAATGTCGAGAACACATGTGATGTAAGGCTTACGTTAAGCGGCAAGCGATACATAGTGCAGATGAAAGAGGTGCGATATGAAGTATAAGGTAACAGCTACGTTTGATGCAATAAACGAGGCAATGGCGCTTGTCAATGCTCTTGTCGGTGTTGTCGATGAGGTCGAGATGATTGACGAGGAGAACGAAGACGATGATCAAATATGAGAAGCCTATCATCAAGACTGCCGCAGAGATGAAACCGGGCGACATCTTCCGTACCGAGTATGGCGATTACGGCAACTGGCGCGAGCTTGTGTTTGAAAGCTGTAATGCATACCTTTTCGATATGACAGAAATACACTTTCATAGAAAAGGACATACGCAAAGCGAAACGTGCTACAGTATGACAGACATAAATCGTGTTACATATACGGTTGTCGGCAGAGAATAAAAAAAAAGAGCTCCCCGAAGGGAGCAAAACAAAAATCTACACAAGACCAGTATAACACTGGCAGGAGAAAAAGTCAATATGAGTATCAAAGAAAAACTTACAGCTGAGCTGACAGACGCAAAGCTCGGCAAGTATGAAACAGCAGTAAAGAATGCTGTGATGAAAACTATCTGCAAATTCTGCGAGCAGAATGCAGAGTTTAAACAGGCCATAGAGCAGTCAGGCAAGTCTTTTGCCGACTGCCTCAAGGCAACGGTCAAAGGTGCAGGCGCAAGTCTCGAAGATCTCGAAGTATACAAGCGTGCTGTAGCGTTTTACTTTCCCGGTGCGGATATAAAATGCACTATGACGCTTGATCTCGGTGACGGCGGATTCAGCAGCAAAACGTCCACAGAAGCAGACAGCGGCAAGCTACAGCTTGACCTTGACAGCCTGCTCGACTTCTGAGGTAAAGGCTATGAAAAAAGAGCGAAAAGAAGGACTGCTGGGCTGCTTCCCGCCTGCCACGTCTGCACAGATAGAGAAGATGAAAGGCAAAGGTGCGGCAAACTACATAGTGTTCCTTACAAGAGGGGCGGAGCTGTTTGCACGAGGATATCATCGGTACTCAAACGGTCAGCTAGTGGAGCGTCAGCGGTATGTGTTTGCAAAGGACGGCGCCGTGAGATACGGCAGCGAAAATGGCAAGCAGTGGAGCGTACGTTCAGAGTTTCGGGAGCCTGTATTCTGCTTGACTTCGTACGGGTATACATTTGACAATTCATATAAAATTCTCGGTGAAGAAGCAATCCGTCAATCAGATATGCGATACAGCCAGTATGACAAGTACATGGGAAATTTACTGATGTGCTATTTGAATAAATACTGTCAGCACCCGAATATCGAGTATCTGATGAAGCAAGGCTTTGATCCGACGATAGAGCATTGCACGGGATATTGGGGTGGAAGATACGTTTTAGAGCTATCAAAAACGATAAATTGGAAGAGCAACAACTTACTGCAAATGCTCGGCATTACGAAATCAGAACTGAAGGTGCTTAGAGGCAACGAGCATTTATATGAAACGTACATTTCGTGGCGGAACGAGTTTCCAAAAGTAAGTCCGGGCGACTTGATCAACTTTGCAAAGGTATTCGGAGACGCACACGGTACGATGGCAACGTTCGTTGAGCAGACCGGTGCAACGCCGCAAAGAATAACAAGGTATATCGAAGAAAACGGCATATTTACAAGAGATTATCACGATTACCTTAGACAGTGCAAGCGGCTGAAATACAACACTAAAGATACTGCAATATGCTTTCCGCATAATTTCGAGGCAATGCACGAAAGACTGTCAGCAACTATCGAGTATCAGCACAATAAAGCGGTAAGAGCGGAGTTTACAAAGCATATTGAGGAACGTAAACAGCTTGAGTTTTCTGACGGAAATCTGATGATAGTACAACCGAAGCAGCTGTCGGATATAGCTTACGAAGGTAAAGCTTTAAGCCATTGCGTCGGCGGATATGCCGAAAGGCACGCAAAAGGCGCTCTGAGTATAATGTTCATCCGTAAAAAATCCGAGCCGGACAAGCCGTACTATACAATGGAAGTCTCAGCGGACGGAAAAATCGTACAGGTCAGAGGAAAAAGAAACATAGCACCTAATAAGGAAGTAGAAGATCTAATCAAAGGCTACAAGGCATATCTTGAAAAGATTTTCAGCGATAAAAGGAGGAAAACAGCATGATAATTCCCGGACTTCGCACACCGCCTGCGGATACAGAAAAGGCGGTAACAGACGATTATGTCAAGGCAGTAAATCTTAACTACCATATTAAAGCGGCGGCACAGGTAGCACAACAGAGCTTGTACGAGATGTGCAAGGGCTTTAAAGAGATGAGGGACAGCAAGCTCTATAAGGAGCTTGGGTATAACACATTCGAGGATTACTGCGAAAAGGAAACAGGAATCAAACGCAGACAGGTTTATCGTTATATAGAAGTAATAGAGAAATTGCCGTCTGATTTTGTGTCCCCGGGGACACAAATCGGAGTGAAAAAGCTCTATCTTTTATCTTCTCTTTCTGAAGAAGAACGTACAGAAATAACTGAGAACACCGACCTTGAAAACACCTCAGTCCGTGAGCTTGAACAGCAGATACGACAGATCAGAGCGGAAAAGGATAAGGCGGTAGCCGATAAGTCCGCCGCAGAAGCCGAAGCATCCGCCGCCGCTCAGCAGGCGAAATCACTCGAAAAAGCTAAAAACGCATTGTCACAGCAGATAGCGGCGCTCGAAGCCGAGATAAAGGAGCTTGAAAACCGTCCTGTTGAAGTTGCGGTCGAGCCGGCTAAGGACGGCGTTATGGACAAGACAGCGTTTGATAATATCTGCAAGACTTATGAACAGCAGCTTGACAAGGTGCAGGAGGACGCATTACAGGACACTATCCGCTTAAATCGTGAGCATACAGAGCAGATGAATAACCTGAAAGCCGAGAACGAGAAAAAGCTCGAAGAGCTCCGCAGTCAGCTCGAAGCCGCTAAGCGTGAGCAGTCTGAGCTTACGGTGACAGTACCCGACAGCAAGGAAACGTTTAAAGCGTACCTTGCAACAGCTATTGATGCGGCAAAACGGTTATGCGAGTTTATCGGCAATAATTCCGCAGACAGTAATTACGATCTGTTCGTAGCAAAAGCAAAGCAGTTTTTTACGAAAATGACGGAGGAGATATAATGTCATCACTTTACGACATCGACACCCGCCTGTACTCGCTCTTAGACGAGGAAACGGGCGAAATCACGGACATCGAAGCGTTTGAGAAGATACAGCTTGAGCGTGAGGATAAAATTGAGAATATCGCCTTATGGGTGAAAAATCTCAAGGCGGACGTAATGGCACTAAAAGCCGAAAAACAGGTTTTTGCCGACAGACAAAAGGCGGCGGAGAAGAAGATAGAATCCCTGCGCAAGCTGATCTCTGACGCCCTGGGCGGTCAGCCGCTTGAAACATCTCGTGTCAAGCTGTCGTTCCGCAAAAGTACAGAAGTGCAGATAGACGATATAGACGAGCTACCCGATGAGTATTTGCGCTACAAAGAGCCTGAGCCAAATAAGACGGCTATCAAAGAAGCAATAAAAAGCGGAAAGGAGATAGCAGGCGCACACCTTGAAAACACGGTCAGTCTGCAGATAAAGTAATGGGAATACCGGTTTTAATTGTAGGGCGGAGCGGTAGCGGCAAAAGTACATCGCTTAGGCACTGCCAGGACTTCGCCGTGTTTAACGTAATCGGCAAGCCGTTGCCGTTCAAGAACCCGCCAAAGACCTTATGCACAGACAACTACAACACGATAGTCAAAGGACTTGCTAAGTGTAAAGCGAAGTCTATCGTGATAGACGATGCAGGCTATCTGATGACAAATCAGTTTATGAGAGGGCACTCGTCAACCGGCACAGGCAATCAGATATACAGCTTTTACAACAGCGTTGCAGATCAGTTCTGGAGTTTGCTTGAGAATATTAAGGCACTGCCACCGGACAAGATCGTCTATGTGATGATGCACACAGATTCGGACGATAGCGGAAACATGAAGCCGAAGACTATCGGCAAGTTGCTTGACGAAAAAGTCTGCATAGAAGGAATGTGCACTGTGGTCCTCAGAAGCGTTTACGAAGACGGTAGATACGTCTTCTTGACGAACAAACAGGATGATAAGTGCCTTGAAAAATCGCCTATAGATATGTTCGCAGATACAGCTATAGACAACGACTTAAAGATGGTAGACAACACCATTAGAGAATATTTCAACATAACGGAGGATAAAGAAAATGATTGAACCTAAAGGTTACAAAGATGTACAGGAATTCGGCGAGTACGAGAGACTCGCTGTAGGCGGCCATGTCATGAAGATTCTTAAGGTCGAGGAAACGACCTCAAGAAACGGCGATGATATGATAAAAATCTATCTCGATACCGACAATAGCGACAAACAGCCGGGCTACTTCAAGAGGCGTTTCGACAACGATACAAGAAAAGATAAGAAGTGGGGCTGTATCGTTAATCAGCTTGTTCTCGACACCAAGACGGGACTTGCAAGCAGAGGCTTAAAAACGTTCCACACTTGCGTCGAGAAATCGAACAGCAGTAGCTTCAAGCTCGTGTGGGGTGATAAGTACGCTGACAACTTCAAGGGTAAGCTCGTCGGCGGATTATTCCGCAACGAGGAATATCAGAAGCAGGACGGCACTACCGGTTGGGCTGTAAAGCTCATGGCGTTCCACTCGGTCGGTGCTGTGCTTGAGGGCTTAAAAGCACCTGACGATAAGCCACTTGATCAGGGCAACGCTATGGGTAACTTCGGCAGTGTGATAGCGCCACCGCCTGAAGCACCCACACTTACAGACGAAGATTATCCGTTTTAAAACACAAGAGAGGTAAAAGCCAATGGCGATAGACGACATTGAAAAGTTAAAGCCGGTCGAGGAATTTACGAAAGAAGATTTTCTCACCGGACTTGAGCCATATCAATACTGCTGTGCTTTTATTGACGATCCTTTCGAATTCGAGCGTGCAAAGGCAAGAGTGACCGAGCGGGCGGCAGAGCTTAAAATAAGAAACTTTATGACCCTGCTCGGCAACTATTGCCGAAAATACGAGAAAAATCTTTCGGAAACCTTTACAGTTACAAACTTTCCGCTCCAGCCGGTACAGCTTATCTGCGGTAATTACATCTGCGACTATACCGGAGTGTCACTTGACGGCGAAACTGTCTGCCCGCATCCGATTATGCCGATAATGCGACTTTGCAATATCGATACAGGCGTTGAAAAGATAAAAATAGCTTATTCGAGGGGCGGCAGAGCGTTCCGCTATCTCATTGTTGACCGGAAGACAATATCATCTGCGAACAAGATCGTTGACTTGTCAGACAGCGGTATAGCAGTGACAAGCGAAAGTGCAAAAGCACTTGTAAAATACTTTGCAAAAATTGAACAGCTTAACCCTGAACTACTCCCCGAAACCGAATGCGTTACTCGCATGGGCTGGATTACGCAAGCAGACGAACAGCTTGATTTTGCGCCGTATATCGACAGCATAGCGTTTGACGGCGAAGCAGAGTATAAGAAGCACTATGACAGCGTAAAAGCGGTAGGAGATGTTCGCAAGTGGTATGAGGTGATATATCGTAATATCCGCTTGAAGTCGGTAGCGGCCAGAATGGTCTTTGCTTCCTCGCTTGCATCTGTACTTGTAAAGCCTCTTGGCTGTAACTGCTTCTGGGTACACTTATGGGGCGAAACAGAAAGCGCAAAGACGGTCCTTGCGATGACAGCGGCAAGTATATGGGGCAATCCCGAAATAGGCGATTACATCATGACTTTTAACGCTACAACCGTCGGAATGGAAAAGACAGCGGCATTTTATAACAATCTGCCGTACATACTGGACGAACTGCAGATTATCAATGACAAGCGGGACCTGGACAATCTGATATATATGCTGACCGAAGGCTCAGGTAGAAGCAGAGGCAACAAGCTCGGCGGACTTGACGCAGTGCCAAAATGGAAAAACGCAGTAATAACAACAGGCGAGCGCCCAATTACGACAGCACGCTCCGGTGGTGGTTCTGTAAACAGAGTTATCGAAATCGAGTGCAAGGAAAAGTTTTTTGATGATCCAAGACACGTTGCAAACACGGTAAAAGCAAACTACGGAGCGTTTGGCAAAATGTTTGTGCAAAAGCTGATAAAAGACGGCTTCGGGCACGCTGAGAAGCTGTTTGACAATTATCAAAAGAAGCTGATAGCTGATTATGACATAATGCAGAAACAGGCACAGAGTGCCGCTCTGATACTCACAGCGGACACGCTGATGTGCGAAATGTTGAACATACAGGAAACGGCGCTGAAAACGGAAGAAGTAGCCGAATTTTTGAAGACTAAGGCTTCCGTAAGCGTCAATCCAAGAGCGTATGAGCATATATGCAGTTTTGTCGCTTTAAATTCAACACGCTTTATATACAATCCGGACAAATCCGTTGATCAATGGGGTGTCCTTTCGGGTGATAGGCGAGAGGTATATATTGCCGCATCTGTGTTCCGCAAAGCGTGCGAGGACGAGGGCTACAATTCACAGGCGCTGCTATCATACCTGCGTGATAACCGCCTTATCGAGATAGATAAAGCGGGCAAAAACACTGTAAACAGGCGGATTAACGGCCTGTGTACACGATGCGTGCATCTGACATTACCGTCGGAAGACGATGCAAAATATGACGATATAGATTTTTAAGCGTTACACCTGGTACACCAAAGTTACACATCATGTGTAACAGCTAAACTGGCTCTACAAGCGGTTTTGAGAGCAATGTTACACATGTTACACCTTTTTCGGGTATAACGTTATATTCTGTATAAACAATTTTAACGTTGTATTTATATAGATTTTTCCTATAGGAAAATGCGTTTTTAGGTGTAACGGTGTAACAAGGTATCTTAATTGCAGTCATAGAGCGGTTTCGCAGTGTTACACCTATGATGTAACTGTTGTGTAACAGGTGTAACCGAGAAAGGAGGACAACACGCAGATATATGCAACTATATGACTATCAAAACACTCTGATAGATAATCTCTCACGTTCTTGGCGTGAGGGTTATAAACGACCGTGTATCGTCCTTCCGTGCGGAGGCGGTAAGTCGGTCATAGCGTCAGAGATAGCAAAGCGTACAACAGATAATCATAATCGTGTCCTGTTTATGGTACACAGACAGGAATTGTGCGACCAGATATACAGCACGTTTAACGGATACGGTGTTGATATGGATTTATGCTCTGTCAATATGGTGCAGACTATATCACGACACCTGCAGGATACTAAGCGCCCTACACTGATAATAACGGATGAGAATCATCACTGTGTTGCAAGTACATATCGCAAGGTGTACGAAGCGTTTCCGAAAGCGTACTGCGTGGGGCTGACGGCGACACCGGTACGACTTAACGGCGGTGGGCTGGGAGAGATAAACGACAAGCTCATAGAAGGTCCTACAGCAAAGTGGCTGATAGAAAATCATAGACTTGCACCATATCGGTATTATGCTCCTGCTCTTGCGGACTGCTCACGATTGACATCACGGTGTGGTGATTACTCGGCGGAAGATGTTGAATTACTGATGGACAAACCTAAGATATACGGTGATGTCATAAAGTTTTACAAGCAGTTATCAGACGGCGGTAAGGCAGTATGCTACTGTGCAACGATAAGGCACAGTACAGCAATGGCACAGCAGTTTTGCGACGCTGGTATACCGGCACGGCACATTGACGGTAGTACGCCTAAAGCAGAGCGTGCACAGGTAATATCAAACTTCAGGACAGGCAAGATCAAGATACTCTGTAACGTTGATCTTATATCTGAGGGCTTTGATGTTCCAGACTGCTCGGTGTCTATACTTCTCAGACCTACGAAGTCATTAACTCTGTATATACAGCAGTCTATGCGCTGTATGCGGTATCAGCCGGGTAAGACAGCTATCATCATAGACCATGTCGGAAACGTACACAGACACGGACTACCGGACGCAGAACGCAAGTGGACGCTTGAACCAAAAGCGCCGACGAAGAAACAAGCACAAGCAGAGATCAAGATAAAGCAGTGTCCTGAGTGCTATTTTACTCACGAGCCTGCAGATGTCTGCCCAAATTGCGGACATGTCTATGAAAAAACACAGCGTGAAATCAAGGAGCAGCAGGAAGCAAAGCTGATTATGATTACGAGTGAGTATCAGGACGTTACTCAGTGCAGGAGTATACAAGAGTTATATGCATATGCAAAACTCAAAGGCTATAAGCCCGGATATGCGTATGTGAAAGCTAAAGAATGGGGTTGGTTCAGATAAAAGAAATTGATATACAGAACAGTATACGCCTTGCGTTAAGTGAAAAGTGCGTTATATTCCGTGCAAATGTCGGTGTGTTTAGCACAGCGGACGGAAGAACAGTATCAACAGGACTTCCTAAAGGTTTTTCGGACCTGTTTGGATATCGAAAGTCTGATTGCAAGGCGGTATTTATCGAAGTAAAAACGGCAACAGGCAAGGTAAGACCTCAGCAGGAGCAGTTTCTGAACGCTATGAAAGGCTACGGAGCTATCGCAGGGGTATGCAGATCAGCGGAGGAGGCACTTAAACTGATAGATGACGGCTGATGAGATAATCGAGCTTGCAAAACACAATACACCGCTCCCGGACGAAGCAACGCTTGCGGAAGGTTTGCTGTATAAATCAATGCGTCTGACGTATGCGGCATTTCGTGAGGGCGAGATAACAAAGGAACAGGGTGCACAAGAGCGCAAGCAGGCGGTAAAGCAGTTTGACAAGTACCAGCTGTACGAAAAAGCGTACAGGAACAACGCTAAGCGTGGAAAAGCAATAGGCAAATTGCTTTGCGAGGTAAACAAGCACGGCTGTGAGCTGTGCAAGAGAATGGCTAAAATATATGACGGAAGAGAGGCTCTAAAGGATGATAGGTGACGAGAATAAGTTTGACGGAGAAAAGATAAGGCTTGACTTGGTAGAGCCAAGTCTTATTGAAGCAATAGGTAAGATAAGGACTTACGGTGTCAAGAAGTATACCGATGAGCAGTCATGGAAGAAAGTCGAGAAGCAGCGCTATATAGCGGCGGCTATGCGGCATTTCGAAGCGTATCGCAAGGGCAAAATCAATGATACCGAAAGCGGTATGCCACATTTATGGCACTGCGCTTGTAATCTGATGTTCCTTATCGAACTTGACAGCCCGGCAGAAAAGCAGACGTTCAGCGATGGCTTCGAACTCGACAACGAGGTAAAGTGCGGATATTGCAAGTATCACAGCACAAAAACACAGCATTGCATACGCAAGGCAGAAGTCACGGATGATAAGTATTCGTGCGGAATGAGGGTACTAAGGAAATGAAATCACATATTGCAGGAAGCAGTCTGACAAGCAAAGCAAGTATCGAAGACGCAATCAAGCACGGCGAAATGCAAGAGTTATTTGCATTGTATCGTATCTGCATTGCCATTGCCGCTAACGAAGCGTTCGGCTTCGGCAATGGTCGTCTGAAGAAGCTGTTTGATACAACAGATGAGGCTATGCAGGTATTTGATGATTATGCAGGCTGTATAGGCGTAAGCAAAGCAAGAGGGTATCTTGATATGGATACAGGCATTACAAAGCTGTTACAGATAGCAAAAAGCAGAAATATAGACCTTGCGTACATCGCAGGTATACGGATTATGGAGGTATAGAAGATGGAAAAGTTTGATAAGTTGAACATCGAAACGCTTGGTAAAATTATTGATCAGGTTTTGACCGAAAACGAAGTAAATATGCTGATAACGCTTCCGAAAGGATCTTTAGATGCGCAGATACAAGAAAATATAAAACTTGGAAGCGTAGTACGGTTTTATATTTTTCTGAACTGCATAAAGCCGATAGTTAATGAATTTGCAAAAGAAGCAGGAATCGACAAGACGTCTGCGGAATGGGAAGGAATCGTTGATAAATATCTTGCTATGATCAAGAAAGAAATAATTGAAGGAGGAAAAATATGAGTGAATGGATAAGCGTGGAAGATAGACTTCCTGAAAAACAGTCGTGGAATCACATCGCCATCCTTGACACAAAAACAGGCAGAATCAGTGTAGAGCAAGACTTATATGCTATTGAAACGGCCGAAAAATTTAAGCAGAAAAAAGGGTTTTGCAAAGATGGAAGATTTAACGGTCGTGAAGTTGTCATTGCTTGGATGCCGTTTCCTAAACCGCCGATAAGTAAGCAGGTAACGAGTAGTAAACGCAAACCCGCAACGGAAACCTGCCTGTTCTGTGGGCAGGTAATACCTGACAAGAACAGCAAAGGCACAAGTGAGCAGAGAGATTTAGTAGCGGTTGTTCGATGCAAAGACTGCAAATACTGGGATGCTGTAAAAAATCCAAAGCACAAAGGAGCTGGTATTTGTACTCCGCCAAGCGTCGCATTGGGCGGTTACTGCGTTTATCGGGGTGCCACAAGCAGTAATGATTATTGCAGCCGAGGCAAACTCGGCGGTCAAGATGATATGGAGGAGGTACAATGACCGCTAAAGAATACCTATCACGCTATCACCTTATCAACATACGCATAAATCAAAAGATAGACCAGCAACGACAGCTTCGGGAACTCGCTACCAACATATCGCCGTCATCGGGCGGAGGACACAGCAGCGGGGTATCAGACAAGGTAGGTACGGCTGTTGCAAAAATTGCAACACTGGAGCAGGAGATAAATGCAGAGATAGATGAGCTTATCCGTGTAAAAGCTGAGATAGAGCACACTGTTTCTGCGGTATCTGATGAGCGGTTAAGGCTGATACTGATAGCACGGTACATAAACTGTAACCGGTGGGAACAGATAGCTGTTATGCAGAACATAGAGCTTAGATGGCTGTATAGATTACACGGGCGGGCACTCTCGGAAGTAAGTAAAATAATTGACCATTGAAATACACCTAAAGCGTGTGGTATGATTACGATAGAAAAGAAGCGAAAGCGTAGTGACCGAGGAGCGGCTAATAAGCCGCCAGGTCACCTTTTCTGTCATTATGCGTACAAGAGTATCCATTGGACCTCCTTTTTCTTAGTCGAGCCGTCCGCTCTTCTGATTCTTTCGTGCGGACGGTGAGAATATTTCAAGCACTCTGCAAAGGGTGCTTTTCTTATATCTTAAATTTATGTTAAAAGCATGTTCTAGATGTGGCAAGATCCACAAGCCCGGAGAATGCACAGCCGGGATAAAATACACACAGAAGATACGGGACAGCGAAGCCGACAGGTTTCGCAACCGCAAGATATGGCGCAGAAAAGCCGATGAAATACTTGAGCGTGACGGTCATTGCTGCAGGGTGTGCCTGTCGGCAGGCGTTATCAACAGCACAGACCTGTCTGTGCATCATATTGTACCGCTAAAGGTCGATTATGACCGCAGGCTTGATAACGACAACCTTATAACGCTTTGCCGCTATCATCACGAGGCGGCGGAACGTGGGCGTATCAGCAGACAGGAACTGGCAACTATGACTTGTACCGTCGATTTTTCACACCACAATATATAGTGGTACGATACTATACACCACAACATATAGTGTACCCCCCTACCCTTGCGATTTTTGAGGGGTCCCGGTCTGACATCTGACCGCCACCTCTTTACACAATATATTCCCGATATGACTTTGAGAGGAGTGAGTATATGCCCAGAGGAGCAAAAACAATAGAAAACTGTGCGGGACACAGGACAAAGAAAGAAAAAGAAGTCCGTGAGGAAGCCGAAGCGGCTATGCTCACAGGGCAGAAGTGCTTTGAGCGTGACTGTGTAAAGGCTGATCTGGTAGCGCACAAGGAGTACCTGCGGCTGACAAAACTGCTCAGCAAGATACAGAAGAACGATGCACTGTACGGAGCAAGTATCAACCGATATTGCGAGTTGTACAGCGAAGTAAACACTGTCAAAGCAGACGCAGTAACACAGAGAGCGGTGCTGTCGAAGATTGAGATAGCTTTTAATAATTTATCAGACGAGGAAATAACGGGCGATGAGCTGATGAAGTTGGCAAAGTTGATATCCGGAGCTCTTGCGAAGATAGCTGACCTTGACAAAATTATAATGCAGAAGCGAAAAATGATGAGTGACATTGAAAAGGAAAACGGCTGGACGGTGCTTTCCGCTATCAGAGCAATACCGAAGCAGGCGGAAAAATCCGAAGATGACGCTTTAGTGAAGATATTACATGGAGGCGCAAATAATGGGGCTGTTTGATAAGATATTCAGACGTGATATTGAAGGCACAGATATTGAAGTGGCTTTCGGGCTAAAGCAGATAAGCAACATAACACGGGAACAGGCGCTTGAGATCCCTGCGGTTTCAGCGGCTGTTAATTTTATAGCCGGCACAATAGCAAGCCTGCCAATAAGGCTGTACAACAGCAACGATGAAGTTCAGACAGCGGCGGAAATTACTGAGGATAACCGCCTGTATCTGCTGAACGAAGAATCGGGCGATACTCTGAACCCGACAGAAATAAAGTGTGCGGTTATCCGTGATATGCTCCTTGACGGAACGGGATATATGCACATAGAGCGGAGCGGAAACGAGGTTTCGGCTCTCCGATACGTCCGTGACAGTGCTGTAAGCGTGGAAAAGAACTCTGACGCTATTTATAAGACGCTCCGTATGCTCGTTGACGGCAGAGTGTACAATCCGTGGGATTTTGTCATTCTCAGCCGTAACAGCGTTGACGGCGGAAAGGGAGTAAGCATACTTACCGAGAACCCCACGCTCTTGACATCAAGCTATATGATGTTACAGCTTGAAAAGGCGATGAGCCGCAGAGGCGGTAACAAGAAGGGCTTTCTGCGCACAGAGCACAGAGTAGACGAGTCAGCAATGCAGACTATACGTGAAGCATGGAGAAAGCTTTATAGCAACAACGGCGACGGTATGATGATACTGCAGAACGGACTTGATTTCAAGGAAAGCAGTTCCACCGCCGTTGAGATGCAGTTAAATCAGAACAAGGTGACAAACGCTGAGCAGATAGCAATGCTGTTTGGCTTATCTCCCGATGTGCTGTCGGGCAGAGCCGATGACAGAACGTATATCAACAGCATAAGGACAGCCGTATTACCTGTCGTTTCAGCGTTTGAAATGGCGCTTAACAGGGCGTTATTGCTTGAGAAAGAAAAGCATAGTAAGTATTTTGTCATAGATACTTCCGAGCTTCTGAAAGCGGATATTCTGACACGCTATCAGGCGTATCAGATAGGTCTTGCAGCAAACTTCTTACAGCCGGACGAAATACGCTTCAAGGAAAACCTTGCGCCGCTCGGACTTGACTTTATCAAGCTCGGACTTAACGATGTGCTGTACGACCCTAAGACAAAGCAGATATACACGCCGAATACCGATAGCCATACGAAGATGGGAGGTGTTGGAGATGTATCCGTATAGATACAAGTACGAGAACATTGAGCGTTTTGCACCGGTAATGATAGGGCTTAACGATATACCACAGATAGCACCGAATAACGATGTGTTTGATGATTTTATCGGCTTTAATTACGCAAAAACCGAAAAAAATAAAGCCGAAAAGGCTGTGCATTTTTTTCTTGACGATTATCAGTTTACTCGACTGTGGACGCATCCGGACGCATATATAGCACTGTTAAAGCAGTTTAAGTACGTTTTGTCACCGGATTTTTCGCTTTATGCGGATTTTCCGAGAGCTATGCAGATTTACAACCACTATCGCAAGCACTGGCTTGCGGCGTATTGGCAGTATAACGGAATAAGCGTAATACCAACAATTTGTTGGAGTGATCAAAACTCGTTTGAGTGGTGCTTTGATGGCGAGCCTGTCGGCGGCACAGTGGCAGTATCGTCAATTGGCACACAAAAAAGCAGGCAGACAAAGAAAGCGTTTTTAGATGGCTATAACGCAATGCTTGAAAGATTAAACCCTGAAACGATTATTTTCTACGGCAAGGTTCCATCAGAATGCAAGGGAAATATCATAGAAATTAAGTCGTTTCAAGAAAAATTCAGGAAGGAGTGCGAGTAAGTGGGTGGACGTGGTGGTAATAGCGGAGTAAACGCAAAGTCAGCGGAATTTAAAAATGCCTATAATACAGAGATGAAAAATGCGACGGACTTTGAAGGATACTATGCGTTAGAAAAGGATACGACTAAAGAGGCACTTGGGTATCAGATGTATGTTCATAAAGACGTAACTGGGCGCAGTCTTATTGCAGACACGCAAGCAGAAATAGGAGAATTACAGCGTGCACATCGTTATGCTAATAGAGACGGCGCTTCTTACGGAATGACACAGCCAGCTATTGATGGAATGAAAGCGGCAATTAAAGAAAAAATACAGCTTCGTCAAAAAGCCGTAACAGCTATGATGTCGGCAAGATTAGAGTACGAAAAGTACAGTAAAGAAACTGCTATCGGCAATGCAAAAGCAAAGAGGCGAAAAGGACGATGGATGTAAAGACAATATCAAACGAGTGAAAACGTTTCAAGAAAGATTGACAAAGATACGGTAAGATGATACAATGAATGATAAAGGTACATATAAAACAAACCTCAATAATCGATAAAGGAGTGATTATAAATGGGTGGTAGAGGCGGAAGTAGCGGAATAGTTGCAGGCGGCGGTGTTAGTTATGCTTCAAAAGACCATACGCTGATAAATGAAGAAGCACGTGAAGTTATGTGAATAGCTGGTACAAATCACGGAGATATCGTGCAAGCGGAGACTGATGAGCATGGCAACTTAATGCTAAGCAATATGCCAGCAAAAGAATATTATCCGTGGAGTAAACGAAAAACGTATGCAATAACAACTTTAAAGCACGGAATAACTAATATGAATGAAAAAGAAAAATACATTGGATCGCAAAGCGTTGGAATAAACTGGGATAAAGTGAAATCTGTATCAGGAAGAACATATACACATAAGGAGTTTATAAAAAGCAAAGGCTTCTCGTGGAATAAAGAAAACAAGAGATGGGAAAGAAATAATTAACTTGCACAGATTATGTTGCTGATATAACAAACGGCTTAACAAAGCCAAATGCTAACTTGCAAAAAAAAATAATTTTACCGTTCCGAAAGGAGCGGTATTTTTATACCCACAACACAGAAAGGAGTGATAAAAATGAAAATCGAAATCCGTTCCGCTGATCTTATGCACATCAGCGGATATGTAAACGCTGTCGAGCGTGACAGTAAACAGCTGCCTGCGTCAATGGCACCCGGTATGACAACGCCGTTTGTTGAGCGTATCGTAAGCGGTACATTTGCGAAAAGCCTTAAAGATCATCCAAAGGTCGAGTTGAGGTTCAATCACAGCAAGGTGCTTGACACTACAGACGGAACGCTTAAACTGCGTGAGGACAGCATAGGACTTCACGCAGAAGCCGACATCACCGACAGAGAGGTAATTGCAGAAGCGAGAGCAGGACATCTGACAGGGTGGAGCTTCGGCTTTTCGGGGGCACAGGCGCACGTTGAGCCATGTGACGAGGGAGTTCAGCGCAGAATGATTACGGGATTGACACTGCACGAGGTATCAATTCTCAACCGCAATCCCGCATATATCGCCACGTCAATAGAAACGAGAGGCGAAGAAACGACCGTGACGGAACAGCGCAGTGCCGGAAATGATACGGTCGAAGTAACAGACGAAATCCGGGAGTTTATCCCCGATTACAGCAAGGAAATAGAAATCTTACAGCTTATGTCGGATTACTCCGACGGAAAGGAAACAGTATGAATTTAAAAGCACTCATTGAAAAGAGAAATGCTCTTATCGCCGATATGAAGTCACTCTGCGATAAGGCTACAGCAGAAACAAGAGCAATGACAACAGAGGAGCAGACAGACTATGACGCTAAGAAGTCGGAAGTCGAGGCACTGAACAAGACAATCCGCTCAATCGAGGAGCAGAACGCTCTTAATCTGAACTCTGCAAAGTCAGGCGGCACAGCAACTGACAAGGAGCAGGCAGAGACAAGAGCTTTCGAAAACTATCTGCGTACAGGCCAGATAGTCGAAACAAGAGAAGATGTCAATCTGACAAAGGGCGATAACGGCGCAGTCATCCCTGCAACTATCGCAAACAAGATAATCCGTAAGGTTATCGACATCTGCCCTATCTATCAGATGGCAACGAGATACACGCTTGCAGGTACTCTCTCGATTCCCTACTACGACGAAGGAACGCAGGCTATCTCAATGGCGTATGCCACAGAGTTTACGGACCTTGCAAGCACATCGGGTAAGTTCCTCAGCATCGAGCTCAAGGGCTATCTTGCAGGTGCGCTCTCTAAGGTTTCAAGAAGCCTTATCAACAACTCGAAGTTTGACATCGTTTCTTACGTTATAAACGAGGTTTCAATTGCAGCGGCAAAGTGGATCGAAAACCAGCTTATCAACGGCACAGCAAGCAAGATAGACGGTCTTGCCGCAGGCGTTACACAGGTGGTAACGGCCGCATCGGCGACAGCTATCACGGCAGATGAGCTTATCGACCTGCAGGAAACGATCCCCGACGTATATCAGGATAACGCCTGCTGGATCATGAACAAGGCTACAAGAACCGCTATAAGAAAGCTCAAGGACAACGAGGGTAGATATATCCTTAATCCCGATGCAACGGCAAAGTGGGGCTATACGCTTTTCGGCAAGCCCGTATACACAACCGACAGCGTATCGGCTATTGCTTCCGAAAAGACAGCTATCTACTACGGCGATATGAGCGGTCTTGCCGTAAAGACCTCCGAAGATGTGTCTATCCAGATACTCAACGAAAAGTACGCAACACAGCACGCTGTCGGCGTTATTGCCTGGGTGGAGATTGACGCAAAGGTCGAGAATGCCCAGAAGATTGCCGCTCTTAAGATGAAGAAAGCAGGAGGCTAATAATGATAGTAAAGGCAACGACCAACTTTTCGGGCACCGTCAGTATGGCAAAGGGCGAGGAGCGTGAGCTCCCTGCCGGTCCTGTGCTGAACGACCTGCTCTCCTGCGGGTACATAGTGCCTGTAGACAAGGAGGAGAAAAGTGAAGCTAAGCGAGGTAACAAGCGCAAAGATTAAAGCATTCTGCGGTGTCAGCGATGACGAGGACGGAATGCTTGAAATTTGTGCCGGAGCGGCGAAATCCTATATCAAGGGTTATACGGGGCTTGATGATACTCAGATAGACGAATACGAAGACATCACGGTGGCTTACTTAGTGCTTATAAACGATATGTATTCCTCCCGTGACTTCTCGTCCGACAGAGCGTCACAGAACCCCGTGACCGCTCAGATACTTGCCCTGCACAGCATAAATCTGCTGAACGGAGTGAATGAGAATGACATTTAACAGAAAAATCACGCTCATATCCTCCGAGCAGAAAAACGGCTCGCAGGGCAAAACAGACAGGGCGGTAAAGACCGTATACGCAAAGGTTTCCGAGCCTGGCGTAACGGCAAAATATGCCGCCGAAACAGCAGGGTACAAGTCGGAACTTACGGTGTATATGTGGAGACGTGAATACAGCGGTCAGTCTGTCGTACAGATTGACGGCAGGCGGTATCACGTCGAAACAACCGGAGCGGCCGACAGCGACCTGCATATAAAGCTGATACTGGCGAGAGGAGGCTGACAATGATAACAGAAAAGATTGATTCGGCACTCTCGGCGGTATTTGAGCATTTTTACAGCTATATGCCTGAGTTTGAGGACGGCGAAGAGCCGGAGAAGTATGCGGTGTACAATTTATCGTACAGAGATACGTTCTACAGCTCCGGCAGGGCAAATATACGGCAGTATGCGTTGTCTGTGAGCGTTTTCTCTCCACAAGCAGACATTGAGCTGTATGACAAAACGCAGACGGCGATAGAGAATGCAGGCGGTATATTTACCGGCACTACCGATCTGTCGCAGTTTGATGTTTATCCCAACAGAAAAATTTTAGTCATGGAGTTTACGCTCTATGAGGAAAGGACATAACTATGGCAAAAGTAATACAGGGTACAGATCGTAAGTCTGCTGTATGCACTAAGCGTTTTGCGTATGCACCGCTGACAACGGATAACGCCGATACACTGGCATACGGTGATGTGACCGAGATCAAGGACATACTTATCACAACAAAGTACACGCCTAAAATGAACAGCGCATCGCAGTATGCAAGCGGCGTTGAGGTTGACAGCTATGTAGCTAAGGCAGGCGGTACGCTTGATGTAACAATTGTGAACACAAACTCCGCTGACGAGGTAGCACTTTTCGGTGCAAAGGTGAACACGGCAACGGGAGTGCTTGAAAGCGGTAAGGATGATGTTGTACCCGATGTAATGTGCATCTACAGCACTATGACATCAGACGGCAAGATAAACCTGTATAAGTTCCCCAAGTGCAAGTTCACTTCGCAGGGCGAGAACGTACAGACAACCGATGAGAACGGCGTAACATTCAATAGCCTTGCACTGCAGGCAAATTACAAGGCGCTTATCAACACAGGCGTTGATATGTACTGTGTAAAGGGTCTTGATCCCGTTACAGACAAGGCAAGCATTGACGCATGGTTTGCGACCGCTTCAGGCGTTATTGTTGCTGAAGTGTAAAAAAGTACAGATATGACGGGGCGGGAAACTGCCCCGAAAATTATCTACAGGTGAAAAATGGAGCTGATATTAAGATACATAGAACTGCTTGAATTATGCCGCAGCAACAGTTACGACCCGTTTCTTGTCGATATGGAGCTGAGGTGCCTTGAAGCGGTAGGGATACTGCTAAGGCATAATAAAAACCACGACCCTGTAACAGGTCGTTTTACATTCGGAAAGCAGTATATTGATGTTACAGAGGAATATAAAAATAGAGCCACTCCGGGAGAGGGCTCGCTGACATACGATGTTGGGTATAATCTTCGGACACATAAGGAAGAAATTGATTTCGCACAGTGGTTACATAATGAATTTGGCGGAGATATTCATTTGTTAAGCGAATCAAAAGAAGACGGCGTTAAAATGCCTGATTATATCTGGAACGAAAAAATGTGGGACTTGAAAATTATTTCAAGTGAAAAGGCTGCTAATACGGCAATTAAGAGAGGTCAAACTCAAATAAAGAAAAATCCGGGAGGAATTATACTTGATTTAAAAGAGAAAGAATTTTCGCAGGATTTACTAATAGAAATAATAAACAACAGGATGAAATGGTATTCCGAAAATGTCGGCGATATAATGATAATAAGCAACAGAAAAGTGTTCAAAGTACTTAGATATAAAAAATAACAGGGAGCACCGCCCGCCGTAATAGCGAACGACTCTCCCTGAAGGTTTCCCTTATTTAAATTATATCATTAACAGCTAACTTTGTCAAGAAAAAATTAAAGGAGCAACAATGTTCACAGAACTTTTAAACAAGAAAATTTACATCACAGATACTTTATATCTGCGATATGACATAAAAGCATTTATAGAAGCGGAAGAAAAGGGCATCAGCCCGTTTGAACTGACTTTCCCTCTGCCGCTCGACTACATCAGAGCAGGGCTCAGGTGTTGCTTTGATGGGCTGGGAGCAGACCCTGTAAAGCGTTCCGAGATAGTGGCATATATGATAAAAGAACTGTCGCAAGAATACCTGCAGGACAGGGTGCTTGCCGCTACGACCGCCGCACTTCCTGCGCCGATAGTGGGAAGTAAGCCGACAGAAGAAAAGCCCGACTTCAAGAAGCTCCGCAGTCTGTTTATAGATATTATGGGACGGACGGAGGAAGAATTCACATATTCTACGCTGTACGAAATAACGGACAGATGGAACGACTACGCAACGTTTATGGGGTACAAAGCCCCAACAGAGAGGTTTGTGCAGTATGACGATTAAAGACAGCCGTGCGTACAAATACGCCGTGTGGGCATCGCAGGACAGCTCCGGTAAGGTCGGAAGATACGTCAGAAAACAGTGCGCCGAATGGCTTAAAGCTGTCGATGACGGTTATGTAGATGTTCAGGAATGGAACAAGATAACCGCATTGCTCAAAGCCATACAGCACCCGGACTTAGGCCGAGATATGTACTCATCGCTTGAAGATTACAGCCTGCTTTTTATATATGCGGTGCTTTGCACGAAAATAGACGGAAAGCTGTATTACAGCACGGGACTGCTCGAAATCGCCCGAAAGAACTACAAGACGTTCACAGCGGCGATAATATTCATCATCGGTATGCTGACACTGCCACGCTTTTCCCGACTGTTCTCTGTAGCTCCCGACCTGAAGCTGTCAAGCGAACTTAAGGTTGCTATCAAGAAAATCATAAAATCCTCTCCGCTGCTTGAAAAGCATTTCAAGATTATGCGGTCCGAGATCAGATGCTTGATGTGTGATACGGAATATACTCCGCTTGCATACAGTAAGGATAAGCTGGACGGTAAGCTGGCGCATCTGTTCCTTGCGGATGAAGTCGGGGCTATGGACGGCTATCCGGTTGAAGCGATGCGTTCCTCGCAGATTACGCTTAAGAGCAAGCTTGGAATACTTATTTCCACACAGTACCCGAATGATGATAACGGCTTGAAGGACGAAATAGATATAGCTAAGAAACAGCTTGACGGGGTGTACAGCTCCGGCAAGAAATATTTTGCACTGCTGTATGAGCCGGATATTGAGCTTGTACCCGACTGGAAGACGAACGACAGTGTGCTGTATCAGTCAAACCCTGTAGCTGTTGATAATGCGGACTTGTTCTCCGAACTGAAAGACAACCGCCAGCTTGCCGTGCTGTACGAAAACAAGCGTGAGAACTTCCTCTGCAAGCACTGTAATATTCAGTATAAGGGTGTCGGCAGTGAAGGCTATGTTGACCTTATATCCGTGCAAAACTGCTCTGAGGATGTGCCTGATGAATTCTGGCGGGGTAAGATAGTCTATCTCGGACTTGACCTCTCACAGACAGAGGATAACACGGCGCTCGCTATGATATGCTATCACGAGGGTAGGATATATGTTAAATCGGTAGCATTTGTTCCTGCCGAAAAGGTTGAGGAAAAATCGGTAAAGGAACACGTTAATTACAAGACGCATATTGCAAACGGTGATTGCTTTGCGTGCGGCGATTATATCATAGATTACGGCTTTGTCGAGCATTACATACTGACGCTGAAAGAAAAGTACGGCGTTATAATAGCTCAGCTTGGCTTCGACCGTTGGAATGCGCTCTCCACAGTGCAGAAGCTTGAAAGCGCAGATGATCCGATAGAGTGCGTAGAGATACGACAGCATTCAAGCGTGCTTCACGCTCCGACAAAGTGGCTCAAGGAGCAGATACTCACGGGAAATATAGTGTTTGCAAAGAATGAGTTGCTCGAGATAAATTTCAGCAATGCAAGGTGTACAGAGGACACAAATTTAAATAAATACGTTAATAAAAAGCGCTCTGCCGGCAAGGTCGATATGGTGGTATCGCTGATAAATGCGGTGTATCTGCTTCAGCAGGAGATACTCAATGGCGATTGCGGTGTGTTCGTGCAGTATTGACAATGTTCTCCGCTTGCTGTATAATGTAGGCAGAAAAGGAGGAAATACTTATGTATTTGAAATTGTTAACTATGAGTGGACAGGCAGCGACAGCGTCCAGTGCATCATTATCCCCGATTTTTTCGGCTGTGCTTATAGGAATAGCGTTAGGTGCCTTCATTTTTTATGGCATTTGCAAAATTGGAATACCTAAGAATGCAGATAGAAACGAGAAATACTATTTGCAGGGAATTTACAGATTTTTAGCGGTAATATGCTTGATTATCGTGATTTCTGCATGTGTAGGTTTGACAATGGCAATTTCGATGTTTATATAATATTGAAATAACGGTATGGATAAAACTTTAAGATTAAGCCCAAAACTGAATAAATCATCCACTCCGAAAGGGGTGGATTTTTTATACCCAAATTTCTGAAAGGAGCGGTTAAATGTCCGATGATTTATTCACTCTTGACTTGTCCGGAATGGACCTTGAAGATCTCATTCAAGTAGTAAACGAAATGGATAGCAAGCTGAACAACAAAATCATCCCTGAAATCCTTGAAGAAGTCGGCGATGAACTGATAGACGAAGAACGGCGAATGCTGCAGGGCAGGTCGAATAAAGACGGCTCTCCGACAAAGCTTAGCGGATTGCTGACGAAACAGATAACGAAAACAGGCAAGCTGTATAAGGTGAAAGCCGGGTATGACACAGCTACAATTAAAGCACATCCTGAAAGCGTAATTATCGAGTTTGGCAGACCGGGCAAGAAAAGCCGCAAGAAAGGTGGCAAGGATAAGCTCGGCAGAAAAATAGGCGCTGTGCAGGCATACTCACACATCAGAGCGGCGCTTATATCGAAGAAGAAAGCAATCACGGAGCTTGCGGAAAACCGCTTCCGTGATGAAATAGAAGAACTGTGGGAAAAGGGAGGTAAAAAATAATGGCACAGGAACTTACTGCGAATTTTGGAGCAAACAGCACGAAATTTTCTAAGGGCGTGCAGGAGATAAAAGCTCAACTTACTGAGCTTAACAAAGCCCTTGAAACGAACAAGAAAGAGCTTGCTGACACAAACAAAAAAACAAAGGAATACGAAAAAGAACTCGATCAACTGAAAACAGCCGAGAAAGAAAATGGCACGGTTACAAAAGAACAGAAAGCCCGTATGGCGGAGCTTGAAAAAGAGATTGACAAGGCTCGCACCAGAGCCGCACAGCTTAAAACCGAGCAGATTGACTTAAAAAACGGGCTTAAAAATACCACAAACGAACTAAAAAAACAAAAAGCAGGCGTTTCCGGTGTTTCCGATGAGATGAAAAAGATGAAAACGCTGATAACCGGCTTTATTGCGGCTTACGGCGGTAAAAAACTGTGGGATCTGCTGATAGGCTCAAATGCCGAAATGGAACAGCACACGACATCTCTTGAGGTTATGCTCGGTTCTGCGTCAAAAGCGTCGGCAATGATAGAGAAAATGCGGGACTTTGCCGCAAAGACACCGCTTACGCTTGAAAACGTAATCTCCGGCGGTTCGCTTCTGATGAGCTATGGTGTGGATGAAAGCAATCTGATTGACACTATGACAAAGCTCGGTGACCTTGCGAGTGGAAACGCCGAGAAAATGGACAGAATAACGCTTGCATACGGTCAGATGCTTGCAAAGGGCAAGGTCACCGGCGAAGAACTTATGCAGATGACGGAGGCAGGTGTACCGCTTCAGACAGCACTTGCCGAAAGCATAGGCGTGACCGGTGAAGAGTTCTCAAAAATGGTATCAAAGGGCGAGGTCGGCATAGACGCACTGAACAAGGCTATAACTGGGCTTACAACAGGTAACGGAAAGTTTGCGGGAATGATGGAAAAGCAGTCGCAGACTATGCAGGGTATGCTCAGTACCTTGCAGGATAATCTGTCCGAATTTATGCGTAAAATGGGCGAGGGCGCTTTCGGAGAAGTAAAGTCGGCATTACAGGAAGCGTCCGATCTCTTAGCAGAGTGGGAGGAGGACGGAACGCTCGATAGGTGGGCGCAGGGAGTAGGCGTACTGCTGAAAAACCTTATCGCTTTTCTGAAGCAGGCTATCTCTGTAGGGCTTGACTTCAAGGAAGCAATAATAGCGGGGGCTGTGGCTCTCGGTACATTTAAAATTGCCATCGGAATGGGTAATGTCATAAGTGCGGCGGTTTCAGCGATAAGGAGCTTTACAACTGCGACAAAGGAGGCAACCACAGCGCAGGCGGCTTTTAATGCTGTCGGCGCGGCAAACAAGTATGTGTTTATTGCATCGGTTGTACTGACAGCGATTGCAGGAATAGCGACATTCGCAGCCACAACACACAACGCTACACAATCTGTTGAGGAACTTACGCAGGCGGCTTCCAAATTGTCTGACGAGGCACAGAAATCTGCTGAAAAGCTAGAAACTTTAAAAGATATCACATCAAAATATGAGGAAAGTTCGCATAAAATACAAACTGCTGCCGAGAAAACACAAACATTAAAAGACTTGCAGGAACAGTTGAACAGCGTCTACGGCGGAACTAGTCAGGCGATAGATCTTGTCAATGGCAGTTATGAAGAAAACATAAAAAAACTTGAAGAAGCAACACAAGCTGAAATAAAACTTGCAAGAGCAAAGGCGCAAGGCACGATTAGCACACTCCAAAAGTTACAGAAAGAAGATTATCAGACAGTTGCAGAGGTAATGCCAGACGAAATAAATCTTAATGGCACGTTTCGTGAAAAAGCAAACTGGTTTGAAGAATACGTTGATTTTCTGAACAAGACAAATTACAGTGAAAACAACAGTGAGCATTACAACGAAATTGTAAAGCAGTGGGAGTTTTACGTTGAAAAAGCGGATGAATTAGACAATGCTCAAAAAGTGCTTTCGGAAACAACGGAGAATAATACACAAAAGACAAACGAGAACAACGCCTCTAAGTATAGCAATGCAAAAACCACCGAAGAACTTGCCGACAGCACATCGACACTCGTCAAGAATCTTAACGAGCTGGCTTCTGCCTACGCAGAGCAGGGGAAGAACGGCAATATATCCTATGACACTATGCTGAAGCTTATAGACGCAGGGTATACGCAGTGCATAAGCCTTGACAACGAAACGGGCAAGATAAAGCTGAATACGCAGGCGTACAAGGAGCTTGCAAAGGCAAAGCTTGCTTCACAGATAGCGGAGTATGATGCGACTATCGGCACTCCGAACATCAACTCATACTACGATCAGCAGGAATGGGAAGCAAAAAAGGATCTAAGGCTCAAGCGTGATGCGCTGAAGGCAATGTATGACAACTTCGATACCTATATGGAAGCTGGCAGTTTCAGCGGTACCGGAAATTCGTCCGAAAAGAGCAGTACAAGCAGTGCAGACAACGAATATAAAAAGGCTTCTGAGGCATACAAAACCGAAGCGGACAAGAAGATAGCGCTGATAAAGCGTGAGCTTGAAGCAAAGAAAGAACTGCGTGACGCTACGATAAAAGCAATTGACGATGAAATCGAAGCCCGCAAGCGTCTGAATGAGGACAACGATCTTGAAAAGCAGATAAACGAAGTTAAAGCACAGCTTAAATACAGTCAGCTTGACGAATTCTCCCGTGAGCAGATGGAGAAAAAATTGCAAGGATTGTATGACGATAAAGCGGAAAAGAACTGGCAGAGAAACGCACAGGCTCGTAAGAATGCTGCAAACGCAAAGTATGAAAGCGAGCAGAAAAGCTACAACAATCAGATCAGCGCAATCAATGAGAGCCTGAAAACCGTACAGCAGATAATGTCGGCTATGGCCGATGGCTCAAAATCTGTTGAAAGCATAGTCAATAACAACAATACACGAAATAACACGGCAAACGTTAACCTTATCGGTACGGCTCTGACAATGGCTCAGATAACAAAAGCGGTAAAAGACGCACTGATGGACGATATTGTAATCAGATAGGAGAAAAAGTATGGAGAAAATCACATTTTCAACCGTTCTCGGCACGGCGGTGACTATCGACGATGTCAACACATCATCCGATGCAGACGGATACATACCGCTTCACCTGCTTAGCTTCGAGGGAAATGCGCTCGGATATAAGCACGACAGCTCCGAGCGTGTAGGCTTTGACGGTGCGGGATTTTACGGCGCAAAAGCCAATATCCGTACAATTACCGCAGAAATCGCTCTGCTTCCTCGCAGCGGAAAGCCGGCTACGATGTACGAGCTTCGCAGAAAACTCCTGCGGTACTTTCCCGCCGGAGTCGAAGGTACGCTGAAATACACGAACAGCGCAGGTAAGACGTATCAGATCGAGGGTGTTGTCAGTGAGCTTCCTGCGGTAGAACGGCAGGCAGGTGTGCTGTGCACATCAAAAATAACGATTTTGTCATACGTTCCGTTCTGGCGTGTAAAAGCGGCAGATGTGGAATTGTCGGCAGTCGCAGGAAAAACGCAGTCGGTAAATTTCACAGCGCAGACGGAGGACAAAGTGCCGGCTATGCTCAGCATAACAGCAACAGCTGCCATGACGGGTACCGATACGCATTCGGCAATAATTACGCTTTCGGGGCGTGAAATGCCTGTATCGTACAACAGTATGAGCGTCTACGGAAAAGAGCCACAGCGGAGTAGCAAAACGATAACCGGAGAGCTTCAGCTGACAAAATACCTGAGCACAAGTGATGTAATAAACATCGACTGGGGACTTCTCGGCAAGGTATATATACCGTACTCACAGCGTTCCGGTATCGACCTGATAAAGTCAACATCGCAGTATATCTATCCCGGCAATAACACTTTATCGGTAAAGAACATTGCAACAGCGGGTACGATAAAAGTAAAGCTGGTGCGTTTTGATTATGTAAGGAGTATCTGATGATAGTTAGAGTATACGATTTTTTATCGGCTGAGAAGCCGAAATTCTCGCAGAATCTTGTTGGGATCGTATCTGATGTTGAAAGTTTCAAGTATACACGCAGAGCATATGACATCGGCAGTTTCGAGATGACAATACCTACACATGCAGATGAAGCCGGATGTATACAGCCGGACCGTATGCTGATAGTCGGGGAAAAGCTCGGTCAGACATATATAGCAAGCGACCCGACAAAGCGTATAGTAAGAGGAACGTTTCTTTATGTTACGGACATTGAGAAGAAGGATGATAAGATAACCGTCACCGGATATGATCTGAAGTATCTGTTTGCACTTCGTGTCACGCTTTTTCCAAAAGAAGAGCAGGACAAGGGAACATACGGCTATTACGTCACAAGCGGCACGACATTTTCGTGTATCTCAAACATCATCAACTACAATATCGTTAACGCTACAGACAGCGACAGACAGATATACGGTATGTTTGGTATAACGATGCCCGTTAACCAGATTAACGCAGACCCGCCGCTTACAGGCATACAGGATGACCGATACATGACACGCCTTGAGCCTGTCAGCACAGCAATTTTTAATCTGCTAAAAAACTGCAAGACGCATTTTTACGATATGCGGCTGATTATAGATGACAATGCGGAAGACAGTGACAACTACAATCCGCACATGGAATCGAGCGAGGATAAGCCTGTTATCATCATAGACGAGAGCAGGTATAACATAAAAAGTTATACACGCAGGGACGGAACATCGGCATACAAAAACGCTATATATGCCGTAGTCGGTAGCGGTGATGATGTCACGATAAAATGTGTGAAACGTCCCAATGATACCGCAAGCGGAGTAAAGCGTAAAGAGGTTGTGCTTGATGTCGATACCGACAGCGTAGCCGAGATAGACAGATACGCACTTAAGGCAGCGGAAGAATATGTGGTATCTGATGACTTTGAGATAGAACCGCTGTTTATGGATGACGAAGCCGAACCTGAGCTTGCACAGAAGGTATCTATTCGCATTGACGGGGTAGAATATAAAACTGTCATAACCGAGATTACAGACGAGTATGCAAACGGCAAGCACACGCAAAGCTATGTCTGCGGTGATAAAAAGCTGAAGGTGCTTAATGTACTGAACAAGGCAACGGCAGGAAATACGCAGAAAATCATAAACAACAAAATTACTACCGGTAATGCCGGCGGTGTCGGAAAATTCACCAACACCGCCAAAAACTGCGAGGTTTTCAACGACTATGAAAATAATATTGCATCAGCGTACTATTCGCACGCAGAAGGGTATAAGACTACGGCGAGCGCTCCGTACAGTCACGCGGAAGGCAAGGAAACCACAGCAAGCAATGAATATACTCATGCCGAAGGACGTGAAAGCAAGGCGAGCGGTACATATTCGCACGCCGAGGGCGGATATACTCAGGCTATAGGCACGGGCAGTCATGCCGAAGGGTATTACACTGTAGCGGGCGGAGAATTTTCTCACGCTTCGGGCGTCGGCACGCAGGCGGGAAGTGGCGTATTCGCCATAGGCAGATGGAATAAAACGGCGAGCGACGTACTGTTTGTTGTCGGCAACGGTTGGAACACCGCCCCCGGTGACGAAAGCACGGCGTACAGATCGGACGCTATGGTGCTTGATATAAGCGGCAACCTGCATATTGCAGGAAAGCTTACGGCGGACGGGGGTGTGGAGTATGTTCTTCCCACAGCTACCGCCTATACTCTTGGCGGCGTGAAGATCGGTGATAACATATCGGTAACGGCTGACGGGGTTATCTCGGTGAATCTGTCGGAGTATTTGAAATCAGCCGAAATATCGGACTGGGCGAAGGCAGAAAATAAGCCTGCTTATACGGCAAGCGAGGTCGGACTTGGCAATGTAGACAACACCGCAGATATAGACAAGCCTATATCGACAGCGACACAGATGGCACTTGATAGCAAGGATTATCTCAAGGCTACAGAAATAACCGGGCAGACTATCGATTTAAACAATATTGCGCTGAACACGGCATCAGACAAGGGCAAAAGCAGACGGTATTTTTGCACATCGGCATCCGCACAGAATATATCAAACCGCCCCGTGTCTGCAAATGAGCCTTTTGAGCTTACTGTTGACAATATCCGCTATGTGAATGCCGACGCATTTAACAGCGTCCAAAGGTACACGTCCGTTACCAGAAAGCGGTCGTACACACGCTGGTGTGACGATAATATATGGCGAGCATGGATGTGTGATACGGATATAGTTATATATGGCACTGTAACGTCAGAATTACCCAAAAGTTTTGACTATGCCACATACGGCGAAGGCTACAATCAGGTAGAGATTGAGCCGTACTATGACAACAACGCAAGCCCTATCAGAAACCGTATTGTTTTGACGTTGACAAGTGCCACATTCTACGACAGAGATGTGCTGACAGTCGGCGATTCTGTCGAGCATCTGAAAATCGAGAACGGCACCGTTACGATGTCATTGACAGGAACAAAAACCCTGTCATTTATGATAAAATACACTAACAAGAGAGCGTAGGTGATGAAAATGCAGATATTTCCGGACGGAACGTTTGTCCTCGGTGGCATCGAAACTGAGGACGCAGTAATGGAGGGCGCAAGAATTATCCCGGATGACAGCGAGGAAGCGCTCGCAATACTCGCAAAGCAGGGAAAAGAAGAAGCAAACAGCGCCGAATAGGCAGAAAGGAAAAGTTATGGAAAAGTTAAGTAGTGTTTTTGGAGCGATAGTTGCGACTATCGGCGGCATAATAGGCTGGATATGGGGCGATTTTACGCCCTTGCTTGCCGCTCTGATCGTGTGCATGGTGCTTGATTACATATCCGGTGTTGCGTGTGCAATTGTCAGAAAAGATGTGTCAAGCGAGGTCGGCTTCAAAGGCATAGTCAAGAAGATACTGATTTTAATGCTTGTAGGTGTTGCACACGTCCTTGATGCGTATGTACTGAACAGCACTCCTGTGTTACAGTCAGCGGTGACAATGTTTTTTATCGCAAACGAGGGCATATCGCTCGTGGAAAATGCGGCAGGGCTTGGCATACCGATACCAAAGAAAATGCTTGAGGTGTTAAAACAGTTGAAGCTTAAGGGCGACAGCACCGAGAAAAACGAAAGCGAGGAAAAATAGTATGAGCGGAAAGTATAATTTTAAGTGTCATGTGCTGGAAAGCAAGTCGGAGTATTGCACAGCCGATTATGGCACAAGAGAGGCGTCTTACAGCACACATCACGGTATGGATTTTATCAATGACGCAGGCCACGCTTGCAATGCAATTACGGTAGCAGACGGTGAGGTTGTAGCTGTGCAAGATTTTGTTGACGGCTTTAGCGATACATATACAGCAGGCAACTACGTCCGCATTAAGCATGAGAGCGGAGTATACAGCCGTTATCTGCATCTGGTCAAAGGCAGTGTAAAAGTCAAGGTTGGCCAGAAGGTTAAAGCCGGCACGGCGTTAGGCAAGGAAGGCAACACAGGCTACTCTTACGGAACGCACCTGCACTTTGATGTGTTTGACGGTACGCAGTATGTAGATCCTCTGCCGTACTTGATGGGGGAAAAGTCTTTTTATAAGACGAAGAAGCCCACAAGTATAGCTATTACGGTCGGAAGCAAGGTCAGAGTAAAGGCAGGAGCGACATTTTCAGACGGTACAAAGCCGTTTACAGAAGTCTACAACACTGTTTATGACGTACAGCTGCTGTCACGCAACGGCAAGGAAGCCCGTATCGGTATCGGTGAACAGTGGACAGGCTGGATGTACATATCAGATCTTTATCCTGCCGATCAGCCGTCACCGTCAGCAGATGATGCTAAGGCAGTAAAGGTTGGCGGTAAAGTTAAGGTCAATGCCGGTGCTACTTTTTCCGATGGTACAGAGCCGTATCCGTTTGTTTATACGACCGTCTTTGATGTTATCACGATGTCAAAGGACGGTAAGGAAGCACTGATAGGTATCGGTACCGATGTTACCGGCTGGATGTACGTTAAGAATTTAAAGGCTGAATAATACAGTTATCCCCCGGCGGAGCAAAAAGGCTCTGTCGGGGGATTTTTTTATTTTACTTTGTGTTCTGTAGCTATGATATCATTGCCTGACCCGCCTATAAACATTGGCGCAACCCATTTTAAAATAATTTTCCGACTATTGTCCCTATCGCTACCAATCCAGTAATGATGATAGTGACCTCGTCGTGTGTGTGGACGCTTTGAAGCGTGACTTCCGATGCGCTCAGCATGTGGTGTATCTTCTTTATGCTCTGACTTGTATTTTCTAATCGTGTTTCCTACTCGGAATCCAACATCCCACTTGCGAAGTTCTCTAAAAGCATCTTTTGGTACTTGCGACGGCTTATAAATCGCTTTTTGCTCGGCGTTTTCTTGCTCATCTTTGTTTTCTGCACAGATATAAAGTATAAGTTGCATGTACTTTGACACTTTCTTACTCTGTACGGAAGCTATCGTGCTTTTCAACACAGAAAATTCCTTGCTCTTAAGTTCTTTTTCGCTTACGTCAAGGGATGCGTTTATGCCGTCAAGGATCGTACCTCCGCTGATAAGGTGTATCGGTATGTTGTCTATCACTCCACTTTCGTCCACTTCAAGTATGCGTAACTCAAGCTCGGAAGTGTTCATATCGTGCTCTATCCACACAAAAAAGCCTTCGCTTTTCTCGTACTGTATCCATAAGCAAGGATAAGGTAGAGTGAGTAGTATATCTATCGGTATTTCAAGGTCTTTATCAGCTTGCTCTATAAGCATATCAGCAAGATCTCTGTCGAAAGTGTACATCTCCTTATGCTTTCGCCAAGCATACAAGCAAGCGGCAGTAGCAGGAAAGTCAGGATCTACCGGAAATATTGCCGAAGCAATGCTTGCGGTTGCCGCTATAGGAAGTTCGCAAGCGCTGTTCCAGTCAGGAAGATCTTGACCTTTAGAAGCACAGCACTCATCAAGCGGCTTCCATATCCAAGCGTACTTTTCAGAAAACTTTTTAAGAAAAGCCAGCGGCAGTGGCTCTTTTGGGTGCTTTTTCTTCATGACTGCACCCCTAAGAGTTCGTCTATAACGGCTTTCAACGTTTTTCCGCTTTGACTTTGAATTTGTTGAAGTTTTCGCATAGCACCTGCTGACACTGTGAGAGTAGCGTCAGCGCCGATGTCTGCGTCTCCGAAAATATCCTCATACTCGTCACCGTCCAGATGCTCTTCCGCCCAGGCTTGCGCCTGCTCATAAGTCATCGGTATGATTTTTTCCCCGTGCGTCCAGCCGTCCGGCTCACGCTTACGATATGGAGAAGCACCGTGACCTTCTCCGTGCAGAAAATAATTTCCCGCTTTAGTACGATAGAGAGTTTCCTCATAGTACTTAAAGTCGCTGACCGCACACGGTGCGCTCCACGAAGCTAAATATTTTGCTGTTTCTGTGTTATATCTTGCGCCTTTTATCACTTTATACATAAAAACAACCTCGCCCTTTCTCCCTCTGCCCTGTTGCAGAGGGATGTGATTTTATACC